TATTTCTTTCATTATTATAAAAAGCAGCAGCGCTGTCATCATCATCTTCTTTAACTACTCTAGTTGTAGCATGTTGTTCCATCAATCTTAAAAATGCATTAATGAGTTTTGACTCGTTCATTTTCTTTTTTCCCCCTGATTCTTTTTCGTCGTCTTCTTTTTTACGTTGCGCCGATGCAGCAAAAAATGCAGCTGGATTATCACCTTGACCGCTAGCAACTGCATCGTTGTAAGCTTGAAACATTTTCTTTGATGTAGCATTCTTATCAACACCAGCATCTGATTTTGCTGGAGCAGCTGGAACTTGCTGTGAACGAGCTTGTGGGGCTGTTTGATTAGGAGCTGGCAATCCTGTTGGAATGATATTATTTGGATTAGTTAATGGAGGTCTTCCATTACCACCAGGCGATGCTTTTGCTAAATCATCCATGGTAGCGAGATTTGATTTTGATTGCGTAACATTTGATTTATTTTCATCAGAATCGTCGTTTTTATTTTTTTTCTGAGCGGCCAAAACGCCTGCGCCAACAATAGCCGATGCGCCTAAAGCTTTTCCCAATTTAATTTTATTAATTGGTTTTCCTGGAGCTATTCTATTTAATTTGTCTGTAAATGATTCTGGTTTTTTTGGTTCTTCTGGTTTTTTTGGTTCTGGTTCTAATTTTTCACCAGTTCTAATATCTTGACCAGCATCTCTTCTTTCCTGAGCTTTTCTTACTCTATCAGCAGCATCAGCATTATCTGTAACTACTGGTTCATCAGGATAAACAAGATTATCTTTTTCGCCAGGTGTTCTTTCGCCTCTAGCTCCTGCTCTTTCAGGTTCGTTTGCCTTTTCGTTAGGTTTAGTAGGTTTATTAACTTTAGCTTTAGCTTTAACGCCAGCTTCATTAATAGTAATTTGTCTAATTTTATTTAAAGCTTCTAAAAAAGATTTTGACATTATTGTTTGCCCTTAGAAAGTGAATCTGAATAATCTTTTGGATGGGGAGCGTTTTTTGGAAGAACATATTCGCCCTTATCTGTATCGAATGCGATCGGACCATGTTCTTTTTTATATTGATCATAATGTTCTTTGCTAGCAAACCCAGGAGGAGTGAATCCAGATTTATGCGCTTTAGCTCTTAATTTATTAAGAGCTTCTTGTTCTCCATCATTCAAAGAACCTTTTTGTATCGTAAATGATTTTAAAGGCTCTTTTTTAAATTTTTCTACATATTCATCCCAGCTTGTTGATAAAGGTTTGTTTTTAAATTCGTCCCAGCTTTTAGCGTTCCAGTTTAAAGATGGTAAATTTGGATATGGTATACTTAAATCTGGATCAAGCAGCATTCCTAGCTTTGTTGAACCAGCAGCTCCAGCAACTGCGCTTTGACCGATATTACTTAATACGCCTTGTTTATTATTACCCTTTTCATCTTTTTTATCTAACCATTGAACAGGACTTTTATTATCATCATCTTTTTCTCTTGTTGGGTTTAAATATTCTTGAGCAGCTCCTATAATACCTCCCCATTTACCACCTGCTTTAGCAGAACCAATTTCTCCTTTTGCGTATTTAGCAGCCCCCACAGCTCCAGCTGCTCCTGCTGCTACGCCTGCAGCTTTTCCAAAATCAGTTAAATTATCATTTTTTTGTTTATCATAACCCCCCTGAGCTTCACCAGGTAGTGTCTTTGGCTCAGTCTTTGGCTCAGTTTTTGGTAATGGCTCTGGCGTAACCATTGTATATGAAGGACCAGGTGGTGTTTTTGGCTCATTTTTTTGTTTATCATAACCTCCCTGAGGTTCACCAGGAGGAGCTTGCATAGATTTATAATATGGAAAATTAGTTTTAGGAACAGATTCATCACTATCTTCATATTCAGCTTTTTTCTTACCTTCATTAACATTTACTTTGTTAAGAGGTGGATTAAAGATAACATTGTCAACTACTTTTGTTTTACCGTCGCTAATGCTGCTTTCTTTTTCTTCTCTTGTTTTCTTTTCAGCAACAGCTTTACGAATAACACTACCAAGCTTTTTTTCTTCATCAATAATTTTAGTTTTAATTTCAGCTTGTTTAGCTAATTTAGATTTTCTATCAAAAGATGATAATGCAGATTTTGGTCTAGCAACATTTTCTATATTACGACGCAACATTGTTCCTTCTACCTCTTCTTTTACTGTTTTTCTTAATGGGAATTTGCTACCAGCTGATGTACCAATTGAACCTGGCGAAAGATATTGCCAATCCTGTACACCATCAGTTGACCCACCACTACTACCACCCAGCAAACCTGCAGCTAATCTACCGCCCAGCAAACCTGCAGCAAATCCAGCAGCTTTGGAAAGTTTAGATCCTTTTGCCTCTTCAGGTTTTTCTGTTTCTTTTGGCTTGTTTGGTTCTTCTGGTTCTTCTGGTTTTTTTGGTTTTTCCTGTGTTGGTTTTTCGTTTGGTTTATTAGAACCATCAGGATAAACAAGATTATCTTCTTCGCCAGCTGGTTTCTTGCCTTTACTACCTTGAGGTTTTTCTTTTACATTTTCAACTGGTTTTGGTTTTACAACTATCTTTTCTTCTTTCAACTTTTTCTTTTTACCATCTTCATCAAAGGAACCATATGCCTTTGATGTTGGTGTGGCATTACCTTCATTAGGTACAGAGCCATCTTCTTTAACAGTTTTTTTCATACCAGTTTTCAACTGATCTAGATCAAACTCATCAACATTTGGTAATTTTACAGGTGTAGTTGGTTTTGTCATAGCTCTTATAGCATCAGCAGCTCTTTGTATTCTATCGATACTTGCTTGATTACTTTTATCTTCTTCAGCCTCTTCCATATTAACAGCTGCTTTTTCTGCATTTGCTCTTTCAGATGGCGATAATTTAGCAGGTTTTGCTACATTACCAGTTGCCATTGCAGCTAATTTATTTGTACGTTCTTGGTCACCGTCGCCCGTTGCATTAATTGGTGGTTGGTTTTTTACTAACGGATCATTACGATATTCTTCCATCTTAATGTTTTCTTTGCCAGAATCTTTGGCAGCTATTCTTGCTATTGCAGATGAATGACCACCATGCTTAGAACTATAGCTATTATAAAAAGCACCACTTGTACCTTTAGCCTTATCGCCGCCCTTGGTGCCAAAACCAACACCACCTTCGGTAACGATTTGTCTAATTAAATGTTCTAAGCTTGTGTATTTTTTTGTCATTTTACGCCTTTGAAATTGCTCTTAACATCCAGCCATTTTTTTCATGAGCGTCGATGCGTTCTTGAAGATAATTAGCTAAACCCATTTTGTTTTCTTTTTCAGCAAGAGCTTGTGTTTTGGTTAATTGACCAATCAAAGCTTCATTATCAGCAGTTAATTTTAAAACCATTGACATCGCTGTTGGAATATTTACTTCATCTTTAATAATAGAAAGATCTGAGTAACGAGCATACGACCCAGGAGCATAAGCACCAAGTGTTCTTAAATGCTCTGCCAATCCATCAACAGCGTTCCAAGCATCAGTGTAAATGCCCTCGAAAAAACTATGAAACTGTGGAAAGTTTACACCTTCCACGTTCCAATGAAAATTATGAGACTTTAAGTAAAATGAAAAATTACTCGCTAGAGATACTTTCATTTCTTCTATAAGATCATTCATTACTTTTTAACCTTTGTTTTATTTACTTTAACTGGTTTAGTAGCAATTTTTGTTCTTGGCTTTTTAACAGCAGCCTTAGTTTTTGTTACAGCTTCTGTAGCTACTTCTTTTACTTCTTCTTCAACCTTAACAGCAACTTCTTCAACCTTAGCGACAACTGTTTCAGCTTCTTTTTTTGCTTCATTAACTGTTTCAATTACAGTTTCTTTAACATCTTTACCATCAAAAAAAGATTTATAGACAATATAAAGAATAATTAAAATTGCAATACCTGCGATAAAACTATCAACATTCATTATTTTTCTCCTTCAATTTAATTAACAAGGTATATCATAATACCGTTCATATTTATTATTCGGGATCTTAGCTTAAATTTCTAATTTCTTTAACTAATTTCTTTACAATTTTTGTTGACTTGTTTTGCCCAGGTGTTTCACTTTTGTAAACATTAGCGCCTGATGTTGTACCATCAAATCTTGAATCTGGATCATTTGGATTTTTTGATTGTAATTCAGATGTTTCAGAATTTTTAAAATGTTTGGTAGTATGTATTTGCTTTTCTTCATTTTGAGGCTTTTTGCCTGCTTTTTTCATCGCAATAGCTATAGCTGCCTGTTGCGCTGGATTAACTGCTTCTGTTTGTGAAGCTTTTAAAGCGGCAGCAGTTGGCGCTCCCTTAGATCCAGGCTTGCGCATATGTTCACCCGAACCATTTTTAATACGTTCTTGTTTAGCATGGATATTATCCCATAATCCACGTTTTTCATTAATAGCCGAAGGTCTGGCACATGAACCTGAGGCGCATGGCTTAGTTCCTGGAACACGCTTATAACCATCCCAGCATTTACATGTTTTTTCATTAATCTGTGTTTCTTCACAATTCCATTTACGCAATGCTAATGCTTTTCTAGTTGGTTCGCCATTTGGTTTTCTCATTGGACCTTTAACACCACCCATTCGAGCGCAAAATGATCTGCGACGCCCAGCTGCTTTAGAATCGTGTTTTAATTTTGATGGAGGTGTTGTTACTGGAGCTTGTAAATGTCCACCAGTTTGATTGTTATAATGATCGCGACCTTTTTGAGTAAGACCGCCTGTTGGGTTTTTATAACCCTTTGCATCTTCTAATAAATCATCATCCAAATCAGCAGCAAATCCACCAGCAATAAAAGAATTTACTCTGTCAAAAGCAAATTGCTCTGGTGTTTGGCCGAATGATTCGTTCCAAATTGAATGGCCGCGACGATATACTTCTTCAAGAATATCTGTGCCTATACCTGTTTTTTGTGATTTTTTATAAAGTGAAAGTTTTGCTTCGTTAGTGAGGCATACGGCAGAACCTACTTGTTCTGCAAATACTAGCTGAGGATCAAATGTCTTAAACTTTTTTACCATTGGAGTTTCCCTTTAGGCTTATCCAAAAACTTGCAGGTCTGCCGTAGCCTATACTGCACTAACAAATCTATTTAGTTTTTGTAACTTTTTGTTTAGGTGGTGGATTCATACCAGCATAAGTATCTGCCATCATAGCATCTTTTTGAGGGGCTGTCATACCCGATGGCGCCATAGCATGAAACGCCGCTCTATCTCCAAGCTGAGCAGCATCTCTCATTTTAGTTGCTGAATAACTGGTAATTCCAGTATCATCCGCATTTCTGGCTCCACCTACTGGATAAACATTGATGTTTTTAAAATTGTAATATCCATGTCTGCCAGCAACACCATTATAATTGTTTAATAATTTTTTAAAATCATCAACTCTATCTGATCCAACATGGAGATGTAAATTGTTTACATTCTGATCGTGTAATTGAGAAGCAACGTGCATTAGTGTTGGTGCTTCATTTGTTGCTAATTGTACATTTGAATTAGGAAATGCTTGTTTGGCATATTTTAATTTTTGTTCAGGCTGAAGTGGATTTTTCTTTTTATCTTGTGTTCTTGTAAGAATAATAGAATGACCACCACCATGATTTTTCGCACTATTCATTACCTGATTAACTACTGATTCGTGCCCAGCATGAATTGGGTTTCCACGAATAAATGTTACATCATGATGTACATCTTGTTCTTCTTTTAAAATAAATTGTTTAAACTTCAGCATTTGGTTTATCTTTCTGGAACTGACCTTTTAGGAAATTCAGTTTTGAAAATTCTTGTCTATTAACAAACTTGCTCATGTTACCATTTTTATCAACAGCAACAGCTCCCTCTGGATCAGTAGGAACACCACCAACGCTGTGACCATAAGGATTGTTCTTAGCCATAACACCAACAAGAGTATTCTTAGCGTTCTGAAGATGATTATGGAGTTCTAATGCTTTTTGAAAATGATCTTTATTTTCTGTAATGTGTTTTAGCATATCAGCATGTTGCTGCATCTTTTTTTCTTTAGAAGCTTGAGTTTTTACTTTATCGACTTCTTTTTGATTTTTAGCTGTTAAATGATCCATATATCCCTGAACTGATGGAACACCGCTTTTTCTGATCATATCATTAACATGCGCCTCAAGATTAACACCATGACCAGCAAGAGCATCCATTGACTCTGGTTTCATTTTGGCATATGTTCTTTTGGCATTTTCCATATGATTTAAAAATTCTGATTGCTCAGCTGGTGTATAATTACCAGGATTAATGTCCATTGATGGGTCAACATTATTTACTAAATGATGTTCATTAAACTTAGCTCTTGTTTTGTCATCAAGTGGTTCAGCTGACATAGCACCAAGATCTTTACCACCACTGTATTTTGTATGAACAACAACACCCAAAGGTTTCTTCATATTTTCTGCTTCATCAGAACCTTTTGGTGCTGAGTATGTAATTGTGTTAGGTGTTATACTTGTAACACCCTTTTCAGTTTTAGCATCGCCAGCGGTATGAAGTAAGTCGCCCTGATAAACACCACCTGTTCTTGGCATAATATTAGGGAGATGATGTAATGCTGCTTTTAATTTTTCAACGAGACCAGGAGCATGACCATGGTTGTTTTCAATATCTTCATCGGTATAATTAATTTTTGGATTCTTATTAAAAGCTGATTTAGAAGCAACAAAAAACTTGCCAGTTTGTGGATGCTGCCCAAACACAATTGATGGAGCGCCGTCCCATTTTGTTGAAACGTGTATTGATGAGTTTTTACCAAGTAATTTGTTATGAACAGATTGAAGATGAGAATCAGCTAAAGCAACACCCTCATGCCCATTGTGAATAACATTATCCTCGACGTGAGTAAGATGTTTTAGGGGCTTACCAGTTTGTTCATCAGCTTCTATTAAATATCCTCTGAAATTAATCATTCTGTTTTACCTCTGAATATAGAACCACCCCATGTTCCATCGTTATCATAATCTCTTGGTGCTGGACCGCCCTCATTGGTAAATCTATCTTCATCTTCGCTAGGAATAGCTTTAAAAACAGGTTTACGCATAACTGGTACATTTGCTTGCGATAATTCTTTAATATGATTTGCATATTTTTGTCTAAATTCAGCAGCATGGTCTTCTCTTGAAAGATCCCTATGGTTTATTGGATCATTTACAGAAAAATCAGCAAATTTATTAAAAACTGCTGATCGAGGTCTATGTTTTAGTTGAGCTTTACCTTCACCAGAAGCTTCTACATGTATTTTACCATCTAATTCTTTTAAATTTTCATCAGATAAATGACCTAATCCTAATTTACCAACATGTACATTTCCATGCCCAACTGTATATGAAGTTCCATAATTTTTAATATAATTTCCATTTTTATCTTTTGCATATCTGTGTAAATGAAGAGCGTTTATTCCACCAGCATTAATATAATGTGATGTTGTTCCTTCAGGAGCATCAACATGAAATCCTGTTTTCAATTTACCATTCGGAGCGATATCATTTAAATGTTCTAAAATAGTTTTTCCATTTTCATGTTTAGCTTTTTCGAATACAGGTTGCATTTTACTTTTAGTTTTAGAAGAATATTCCCATTTACCTGTTTTAGGATTATGGACAACTGACATTGTGCCCATAGCTACTGTACCTTTTTTACTATTTTTTGATTCGCCTCTAAACAAAGGCGTTTCATTTTTTTTAACAGCTTTACCTCTAACAGTTTCATCGCTATTTGGATCGCCTGCTACAAAATCATAAGATTCACCGCTGGAACCAGCTGGTGTATATCTAGGGTCAACATTATTTTGTAATATTTTTTCCAATTCAAACCCCTCTTTAGTTTTAGGGGCGGCAGCAACTTCAGCAGGTTTACCTAATTTAGATATTGGCATATCACCATGTTTTTCAGTGCGCGCCATAATTGTTGAACCATTTTTATATAAACTTTTTACTTTTACAGCTGTTCCTTTTTTATGCTCGTTATGTGATGATGCCATTTTATGAGTAAAATTAGTTTTTGAATTATATAATTTACCATTATTATTTTGGTCAGCTGTATTATTATCTTTTTCAGAAAAAAAATTATGTAAATCATGCACAGATTGTTTTTTACCTTCTGAAGATAAATAAGGAAAAACATATTTTTGAATATGCCCTTTTGTTTTTATACTTCCAATATTTGAGGATAATCCCTCGCCAGCCATCTCTATCAAAAAATTAGAAAAATTCAACATCAAGTTTTAGCCTTTTCTTTATCAGAAGGTTTATCAGTCAATGATGTAGTATTTATTTTAACATCACCAGTCTCTGGATCATGTATCACATGATGAGCATGGAACTCAACCTCTGGGTGTAATTTTTTTAATTTAAGAAACTTATCTAAATTGTCAGGATGATCGTCATAAAGATGAACTTTATCATATCCATTTTTATTAATTAAGTCGTGCATAATAGCAGCTTTAGTATCAGCTGATTTACCTTTAATATTACCTGCACGTCTAACATGAATTTTACCAATATCAATTCCATACTTTTTCAAAGAATGAGCAAACTTATCTTTATCATCCATATCTGCTCTTGCAGTCAATATCTCTACATTCTTATTGTGTTTATGAATAGCTTTCATTTTCGCAATCATTTTACGAATAGGTTTAGCTGATTGATTGAATACATCAGATGAATTAAATTCATGAAAATCATAGCTATGCCCAGGAGGTAATTGATGTGAATTAAATTCTTGATTCGTTAAACTTCTAACTCTATTACCATTCTCATCTTTAACATGAACTCTTAACTTATGATGATCATGTGAAAACAATGTTTCGTCCATATCAAATGCATGTAAAGTATTTGATTCAGGATCCATTTTTTCAATAAGATATTCTTTAAAGTTTAACATTTTATTTACCTTTTTCTTTCAAAAGCTTGCTAGCAAGTTTTCTTACTTTTATACTTGGATCGCTTTTCAAAGCATTTTGTAATTGAGTTTCAGATATATCCTTGTGTTCCAAAGCAATCATTCGAACTTTTTCAGGTTGATCGTGTTTCAAAGCTTCATCTAAATGAAGAGAATTAATTTTATCATGACGTAAAACATGCATTTTATTAGTTTCATAAGGAGTATAATTTAATCCTTGTCCAAGTTCACCATTATTCATTTCATCTGCTTCTTGTTGTTCTTTAGCAGATGGTCTTTTAGATAAAACATCCATCAAATGACCAGCATTTATTTTTTTATTTAATAATGCTCTTCCTACAATATTAGGATCCTGACCTGTTACAATTTTTGATAGTTGTTTATCATTAAAATCTCCATGTTGTATCGCAGCTGTTTTTACACTATATTCTTTATCGTTAAGAGCTCTATCAAGTTGTTGTGGTGTTAATTTATTATTATTATTCGCGATAGTATTTACTCTTACAAATTTTTCTTTATGAGTTAACATTTTTTCAATTTGATCATCATTTAGTTTAATTTTTTTATTACCTGTTAATAACATTAATGTACCGGCGTCTTTACTTCTTAAAAGTTTATCAATTTGATCTGGTCTTAAATTTCCCTTTGAAGCTACTTGGCCTTTAACATCTGGATCTTTAAGAGCTTCGTCATAATGTTCTGGTTTTGCATTAGGATGATTTACTGCTGCCATTCGAACAAAACTACTCTTATCTTTCAGTCCTTTATGTATAATTTCGTCGGATACATTATTTTTTTCATCAAAAGCAGCTTTTCTTTTTTCAGAATCAGAGCTTTTTAATAATGTTTCTGGATCTGCAATATATTTTTTATAATCATCATTATATAATTTTTTATTCTTTTCGTAAATTGTATTTTTATCTACAGGAAAGTTTTTTTCTGACCATTTTCTTACAGCATCACCGAATGCGTCATCAGTTGTTCCATATGTTTTATTTTCTGGTCTAAGAATAACTGGTTTTGTTTTATCTTCTGGTTCAAATGGTTTTAATGCAATTCTTGCCAATGGGCGTTTTGCATCTGGGTCATTAGCATGGGCCAGATAAGCAACATGAGTTCCTTGTTCTACATCTGGTTTTAAATAATGACTATATGAACCAACGTTATTTAATTCGTGTTCTTTATCTTTGTCATCAGATACAAAATATTTTGATGCGATTTGCCCTGTTTTACCCATAGTCATACATGATTTCCAACCTTGATTGGTTGACATACCAGCGACATCATGTGGGTGACGGGAAATAACAATATGTAACCCAGAAGCGTTAGCTTTAGAGGCAGCTCTTTTTGGATCATTATTGAAAGTGTTCATTAATTGTGGAGAAGCGCCAGTTTTACCTAAAACTTTACCAATTTTAACATCTCTACCATATTTGTCTTTGGCTAATCCAGCTCTGTAATCAGAAACTTCATACCCGTTTTGATTTAAATGTTTTTCAACTTCTGGATGTGGTTCTAATGGAGCTTCTGGCGTTTTCATAGGAATTGATATTTTATCTTGCCCAGGAGGAATAACATGAGCAGATATATCAGCAGCTCTTGCGCCGCCATTCCAAGAATCAACAACATTTTTCTGATCGTCATTGAGTTCTTCAGTTATATTACCGTAGCTTGTTGGTTCGGCTAATTCAGTGATAAATTGTTTAAATGATTTCATCGGTATTTCCTGCTGGCTTATTTAATTATATTTATATTTCACCAAAATGAAAAGGCGAGCCTTTTCAGACTCGCCTTAAACGATAAAATACGGTTGGGTGGAACCCCACCATTTGCTCCCAACTATTCCGTGTCTCCTATGGACTCGTGCCTCTTGCGACATAGCGCAATACATATTTTATTCGCATAAATTATTTAGTTAGAGGTGACAAGTTTTTTACAAGTTTTTTAGTTTTTTTACTAAAAAAATGTGGAGTATACCCATCAAAACCACCACCAAGGTTTAAATGTCTCAGAAATTGTTTAGCTTCTTCATAAACATTAAAACTGTTAATCACTTGATTCGTTTTAGTTTCCAATACATCAAAACATATAGATCTGCTAACAATTTTGTAATTCATTTTACTTGAATCCCTCGAACATAGATTTGTTGAATTTACTCTTAGGTTTATTACGTTCAAAATCTTCCTGACCGAATTTCGTATTGTCCATAACAGGTCCATCTAATAAATCCTCTTGTGCTGATTGTTCTACATCATATAAACGCATTTTGCTCCTATCCACCCCAAGAACAAACCTACGATTAACATTGGGATCGCCGTATCGATTCTTAAGCTGTTGAACCATAATTTGACCCAATTCTTGAAGCTTTTCGTTTGAGACAAGTCCAAACATAAAATCAGCTGTGGCTGGGAGTCCAAAGGATTCCGATGTATCTTCCAAACCCAAGTCGCTGCTCGAATATCCGCTTCGAGTTGTCTGAGTCGCAGAGACGATAGGAACATTGAACTCAACTGCCAACCCTCGTAGCTCTTCTGCGATTGCTTTGATATAGGTATAAGAATTGACGTTGGCTCCATGTTTAATCCTCGATGACATACAAATATTCAAATAATCAATATAGATAATTTCAGGTACAAAGTTTTTCTTTAGTTTCAATTCATTTAATAAGTGACGAAAGTTGGCAGAACCTGCACATGCTGTTGGATATTCTTTAACAATCAATTTACCAGTTGTTTTACTTCTAACACGAGCAATTTTTTTATCATAGGAATCTTTTGGTATAACCTTCAACTCATCAAGTGGAATATCCAAAAGATTGGCATCGATACGTTCAGCAATACGTTCCTCTGCCATTTCAAGAGTTATATAAAGAACATTCAATCCTTTAGTAAGATTAGCCGCTGCGCAATGACACATAAACAAAGATTTACCAACACCAGTGCCAGCCAGGGCAATATTTAATGTTTTTTTAGGCAACCCACCTTGCGTGATTTTGTTGAAATAATCTAAATCGAAAGGTACACGAGTTTCTTTGGTATGATAAAACTCAAATCGACTTTCTGCGTCATCCAAAAAGTCATGCCCAATATGCGTGTCAAACGAAACAGCCAAAGCATCAGAGAGAATTTGAGGTATAGCCCCTTTAGTGGTTTTACCTGTTTTGTCATCAAGTATTTGGATAGATGACATAATGGCATTATAAACTGCACGGTCCTGGCACCACTTCTCTGTTTGATCAAGTAACCATTCTTGTTGAGTTGTTTCGTCTACTTGGATGTTAGTAATGAGTTCTTTGGTTTGTTTAAACGTCTCTTCATTAATTCCTTCTTTATTTGTCAGGTCGATAACAAGAGCTTCTTTAGAAGGAAATGTATTATACTTATTTACATATTCGGTGATGAGTTTGAAAATTAATTTATCTTGGTAATCCGTGAAATAATCATCTTTAAGAAAAGGAATGACCTTACGACCATACCCTTCATCGAATACCAAATGCGCCAAAATTGTATTTTCAATTGCCATCCATCACCCCCAGATTCATTCTTACTATCACTGTAGTCGTATTTACAACTACTCGGGCGTTTCATCATCATCAGTCTCCATAATTGCACCCATAGACATCTTATATTTACTTTCAATATGTTTGGCAAAGTCAGTTGTTTGGAACATATTCATCCAGAAATCTTTATTGTCGATAATATCACCAGCACGCATGCTTGGTTGCTTGACTTCGCCAGTTTCTCTATCTACGGTAGCATACCATCCATTTTTTGGCTTAACAATGTAACCGCCGTCAAGAGCAACATCCAGAAGACCAGACCAACGATTGATTCCCCCCTCAAAAGAAACTGTAATAGGGATTTTAGATTTTTCTCTAACATATCTTGACTTCTCCACATTGATTACGAAATGATAACCATTAATACCATCAGCATCCTTATCTTGTTGACGTCCAAGAATCCAAATAGCATCAGATGAATAATATGAACCAGTACCACCGCCAACAATATCTTTGGGGAACATACCAATTTCCTTATAAGTATGATTAACAACCACCATAGGAATATCCTTGAGAGTCAAGTGTGGTGTAATCATACGGAATAATGACTTCATCTGCTTTGCTCTAGACATATCAGCAACTGACTTACCATCAAGAGCATCATCTACTTCTTTCTTTGAAGCTAAGTTACCAATCGAGTCAATAACAATCATAACATGATCATCACGTGTCAATTCTTTCATCTGCTTCATAATATCAAACTTCAGTTCTTCAACATCAGTAATAGGAGTATGCACAACAGAATCAAAAGGTATATTAAATGTATTGAAGTAAGACTGAGGAGTGCCAAACTCAGAATCGTAAAAAAGAACAATGCCATCTTTATACTTCTTTAGAAAAGCTGATGCCATCAACAAAGCAAAACCAGTTTTGAAATGCTTTGATGGACCAGCCAACATAGTTAAACCTGGAGTGAGACCGCCTTCAACCGAACCAGATAATGCAACATTGATCATCGGCACAGAAGTAGTGATCATATCTTTTTTTGTAAAAATCTTACTGTCTGTAAGTGTGGAAGTCATCTCAATTGTACTATTCTTAATAAGTTTATCTTTCAACGACATTTTTTTCTCCTAACACTTCATTATCAATTTTAAGTATACTATATTCCTTGAGATTTGTCAACCTTTTTTTCTCGCTTACATTACAAAATTATCTATTTTGTTAATGAACTTTTGAATCTTTTCTGCACGATCAGGCCAAAGGATATAAGTTTTTTCTGGATCTTTAGCTAAGTTAATTAGAAGAGGCATAATCATATTACGTAGTCCATGTAGCTTATCCTGTGCTTGAGCAGCTGTCTCTTCCATTTTTTTGGCAGTTTGCTGAACAACCTTAGATTGCTCCTCAACCTTTTTCTTTAGCGTTTCTTCATGGGCTTTCAGCTCTTGTTCTGAAACAAGACTAAACCCAAAATCATCATCTTCGTTTAGTTTCATGAAAAGAAATCCTCTAATGTTGATCTTTTTTCTACTTCCCAATTAATAATTGAAGTAATAGATTTTAAAGGTTCAAGAAAACTCTTATCAAATTGAACCTCTCTATCAATATACTTATCTAAATCAAATATCTCGGGTAAATAATCAGATGTAGCGATTACAGTATCTTGTACTGGATTAGGCGATTTAAGATAAACAAACTTAATTTTATCACCATTTTGTATTGGTGGTATGTTTGTAAGCTTATGTTTCTTTAATAGGTGATTGAAAATCAATACACCCTTCACTTGGATTGGAGTTGATTTTTTATAAATGTTACTAGCATCGTGATACTTCTCAAGACCTCTTACTCCACGAGGAAAAGCAACATCTTCAAATGGTAATTCCATAAATTTCATTCTGAAGTCAGCAATAAACTTTTGAAGCTCAGTTTCATCCTTGTTCATTATAATCGTCAAAGCTTGTTTGAGTTTCTCACGACATGCATGTGGAGTTGATGAACGAACAGCTTCAATACCTTGAATCTTCAGCTTTGGTTCTGAATACTGTACTCCTTCAACATTCCATGCATTGAGGATATACATTTTCTTGGCTTTCCAGATACCTTTATTGGCAATAGTTTCACGCTTCATCTGCATCTTCTGCTGATAAGCATTCATCATATTCGCCAGCTCATCATAACATAAGTTGAGATAATTCTGAATTTTAGTTTCACAGAACTTATCAATTGTCTCAACAGCTTTTAGCTCATCACTACCTTCTGGAATTAACTTTTCGAAAGTAACATAAATCGAATCTGTATCCGATGCAATAACATAATCAACATCTTTTGTTTGACATATCTTATTCATAAATTCGTTCATCTTCTT